GAGCATAATGAAGGAACAGTCATCGATATTAACACCAAACAATGATCTTGTTGGTGTAAAAAAATCAGAAAAAAAAGAGAAAGAACCTAACTTACCAAAACCTACTGGGTGGAGGATGATAGTTTTACCTTTTAAAATGAAAGAAAAAACTAAAGGTGGATTAGTATTAGCTGAAACAACTATAGAGAGGCAACAAGTTGCATCTCAAGTTGGATTAGTTTTAGCTATGGGCCCACAATGTTATAAGGATAAAGAAAGATATCCTGAAGGTCCGTGGTGCAAGGTCAATGATTGGGTAATGTTTGCGCGTTACGCTGGATCAAGGATCAAGATAGATGGCGGAGAAATGCGTCTTCTAAACGACGACGAAGTGTTAGCAACAATCGATAGTCCAGAGGACATATTGCATGAGTTTTAATCATAGGAAGGAGTAAACTATGCCAGAAGAAAATAAAACTGTTGATATAGATACATCAGGTCCTGGTGCAGAAGTTGATCTGCAAGAGGAAAAAAACGAAAACGAAATCGAGGTAGAAAATGAAACAGTTGAGAACAATACTGAGTCCAATGATTCATCTGAGAAATCTGATGAGCAGTTGGATGTTCGAAGTGATTCGAACAACGAAGAACAAGAAAAAACGAAACAAGAAGAAGTAAAACAGGACGAAGAAAAATTAGAAGAATATAGTAAAGGTGTTCAATCACGTATTGCTAAACTTACTCGTAAGATGAGAGAAGCAGAACGTAGAGAACAAGCTGCCATAGAATATGCTAGGTCGGTTGAAGAAAAAAGAAAACAAGATTATTCTCGTTTTCAAAAAACAGACTTAGATTATTTAGATAAATTTGAGAAAAATGTCGGTGCTGGATTAGAGGCTGCAGAGCGAGAACTCGCAACCGCTATCGAGACACAAGATGCAAAAGCTCAAATTGCAGCAAATAAAAGAATAGCAGAACTCTCTTTTGAGAATGCTAGGATTAAACAAGCAAAACAAAGTAAAGAACAGGTTAGTGCAGAACAATCTGTACAATCTGCTGACAGTGGAAACATTGCACAGTCTTTACCTGCAAGTACACCAATGCCAGATGCGAAAGCGGAAGCTTGGGCTGCTAAAAATGAGTGGTTTGGAAGTAATAGAGCCATGACTAATACAGCTATAGCACACCATCAAGATCTGGAGAATGAAGGTTATGATACTTCTTCAAGGGACTATTATCAAGAAATAGACCGAAGAATGAAAGTTGACTTTCCTGCTAGATTTGGTAATACTGTGTCAGATAAAACGTCCGCTCCCGTGCAAACGGTTGCATCGGCTTCACGAAGCGTAAAACCTGGACGCAAGACTGTAAGACTCACTTCTTCTCAAGTAGCAATAGCTAAAAAATTAGGAGTGCCACTCGAAGACTACGCAAAACAATTAAAACTCACGAAGGAGGCATAAGCGTATGGAAAAAGAAAATAAAACTACTTCTCGTGCGAGTCAAACTAGGTCAAAGACTGAAAGGCCAAAAGTTTGGGTCCATCCGTCAGCTCTAGACGCACCCCCTGCACCTGATGGTTTCAGGTATAGATGGATAAGAGCAGAAAGCGTTGGCTTTCAAGATACGAAAAACATATCTGGAAGATTAAGAGAAGGATATGAACTAGTAAGATCTGAAGAAGTCGAAAATGCATCTGACTATCCGACCGTTGAAGACGGGAAATACAAGGGAGTTGTTGGAGTTGGAGGCCTTCTACTTGCGAAGGTACCTGAAGAGATCGCGAAGCAAAGACAAGCGTATATGACTGACCGTCATAAACAAAGAGACGAAGCTGTAAGAAACGATTTAATGAAGGAGCAGGATAGTAGAATGCCAATCAATGTTGATAGGCAATCTCGTGTAACCTTCGGTGGTACTAAGAAATAATTTTTTAACTATTTCTAAATCACTGATTTAAAATAAACCGTATCTGCCCCTTTGGGACAGGTACATATTGGAGATAATAACTATGGCAAATAGAAACACACAAGGTTTTGGTTTGATTGCTGCAGGTGCGCTTGGTTCAACACCAGCGACTTCTGGTCAGGGCAAATACAAAATCGATGCGGGTTCCTCAACTACCATCTTTCATGGTGGAGCTGTTGCTTCTGCTGCTGGTTATATCGTTGAAGGACAAGGAACTGATACTCCTATCCTAGGCGTACTTAACGGAATATTCTACAACGCGGCTACAACTTTAAAGCCGACGTTTGCGAATCATTACGTCCAAGTAACACCAGCAAACTCAGAAGATATCGATGCATTTGTATTCGATAACCCACAACAACAATATGTAGTAGCAACTGATGCTGCTGTAGCACAAGCTGGATATTTAGAAACGTATGATATGAATGTATCTGCTGGTAGTACAACTACTGGTCAGTCTTCAGCTACGCTAGATATCGCAGACACAAGTGCTGATGCAGCTTCATGGAGATTATTAAGATCTGCTGAAGATCCTGAAAACGATGAAAATGCGGCTTTCAGATCTGTAGTAGTAGTTGCTAATCTAATTGAACTACAAAACTAAGCTAGAATAGGAGAATAAATTATGGCTATATCACGATCCCAACTCGTAAAAGAGTTAGAGCCAGGTTTGAATGCACTATTCGGCCTGGAATACAAAAGGTATGAAAATCAGCACGCTGAAATTTATGCCACAGAATCATCTGACAGAGCTTTTGAAGAAGAAGTAATGTTAAGTGGTTTTGCAAACGCACAAGTAAAAGGTGAAGGTTCTGGAGTTTCATTTGATGAAGCACAGGAAACTTTCACAGCTCGTTACACTCACGAGACTGTAGCTTTAGCGTTCGCGATTACTGAAGAAGCAATCGAGGACAACTTGTATGACAGACTTGCGTCTAGATATACAAAAGCTTTAGCTAGATCTATGAGTAATGCTAAACAAGTAAAAGCAGTTGAACCACTAATTCAAGGTCTTCCAACTACGGATGGTTTTGATTCAGGTGACGGTGTATCTTTATTTAATACATCACACCCAACAGTGGCTGGCGTTTTTGCTAATACTTTAGCAACTCAAGCTGACCTTAACGAAACTTCATTAGAACAATCTTTAATAGATATTGGTCAAATGAGTGACGAAAGAGGTTTAAGAATTGCTGCTAGAGGAGTAAAAATGATTATTCCTTCTGAGCTACAATTCACAGCTGAAAGATTGATGAAGTCTCAAGGTAGAACTGGAACAGCTGATAACGATATAAACTCAATCGTATCTATGGGAATGATTCCTCAAGGATACAGAGTCAACAACTATTTAACTGACTCAGATGCGTTCTATATCATTACAGACGTGCCTAACGGTATGAAAATGTTCAACAGAGCACCATTGACTACAGCTATGGAAGGTGACTTCGATACTGGCAATGTAAGATACAAAGCTAGAGAAAGATACTCTTTTGGAGTTTCTGACCCTAGAGGTATCTTTGGCGTTGAAGGTGTATAATTAATACTTTTTTTGTGGCGGGACATTGTTCCGCCACAATTGATAAATAGAAAGAAAAAACCATGAAACAATTCACAGTTAAAATTTGGGCATATGATCATTACGCAAACTTCAATGTTTATGCGGAAGATAATGCTATTTCCCTTGAAGAATCAATCCTTGACAAATTGGGAGAAAAGAGTATTAATTG